ACAAGTGACCTGCAGGCTGGATTCCAGCTTGGAGTGCAGCATGTTCTCGCAGTGCTCCGTGACGGGTTCACGCATGAGGAACGCTGAGCCCAGCGACCTCGGCCCGATTCGTCAGGCCCTGGTCGCTATGCTCGCCTTCAGCAAGGCCCCTCAGATGAAGTACGCCGACATCGAAGTCGGCATGGCTCACGTAAGTGAGTGCGTACTAACATCCAAGGCCGTGTTCGTGGGAGACTTCCTGATTCTATTCGACACCGGGCGTCCCTGGTATTCGCAGCAGCAGTATATCATAGAAGATATAATCCTGCGAGTATATCGGAACCATCCCGACATAACTGTGCGCGATGCCATCGACCACCTGTCCGTCCTCGCCGCCCAACACGGGTGCGTGGCCGTCGCCGCTGGCGACACGCAGGCTGGCCGCATGACACCCCACTACCACGCCGCCGGGTTCACCACCCTCGGAGTGCAACTGTTCAAGGAGGTCCAACATGGGCTACGTCCGTAAACTCACAGGCGCGCAAGCGCAGATCGACACCGCACGCGACAACGCGGCGCGCGAAGCAGCCGCCACGCAGCGCACCGCGCAGGCGCAGCAGCAGCAACTCATCCAGTCGGCCAAGGCAGCCGCTGACCAACAAGCCCAAGCAGCCGCTCGCGCAGCGGCCGAGCAGAAGGCATCCGCCGCTGTCAGCGCGCCCATGGGCCAAGCCGACGTGTCGCTCGATGCCCCGCAAGCCGAGGCAGTCGCCACCGGCAAGCGGAAGCGCCGTGCCGCCTTCGGCACCGGCTACAGCACGGGCGTCACCGTCTAAGGAGTCTGCATGTACCACTCCGCTGAGGAATGCTGGTCGAAGTTGGAAGCTGACCGAGAACCAGTGCTTGATCGCAGCGAGCGGTTCGCAAGCCTGACTGTCCCGAAGCTGCTGTTGCCCACTGGGTTTCAGCTTAGCACGACCGACATGACGAACGACTACCAGTCGCTCGGCGCGCAAGCGCTGAACCATGTCACCAACAAGTTGATGCTCGCCATGTTCTCCCCGGCCCGCCCCTTCTTCAAGGTGCAACTGGGTGAGAAGACGGTCAAGGACCTCGAAGCCAACGGCCTCGACGAAATGCAACTCGTCTCGGGCCTCGCCGCGATGGAACGCAAGGCGTCGCAGCAGATTGATCTGCTCGCGCAACGTCCGAAGCTGTACCAGATTTGCCGACACTTGGTCGGACTCGGGAACGTCCTCGCCTACTTCGGCAAGGAAATGATTCGCGTATTCAGCCTTCGTCATTTCTGCGTAAAGCGGAATACGGATGGGTCGGTGCACACCCTCATCGTCAAAGAGAAGGTGAAGTACGACGAACTCGACACCAAGATCAAAGAGCACATGGCTACGATTGGCCGCCGCGAGGCTGACGATCACGAGTGCTCGCATTACCGGCTGCTCACGCGCACGCCCGGTGGCGACATGGTCCTGGCGCAGTTCATCGACACCGTAAGGTTGCCGAAGGAGTTCGACGGCAAGTGGCCTGAGGCTGACTGCCCGTGGAAGGTTCTGGTATGGGACCTCGCAGACGAAGCTGACTACGCGACCGGACTGGTCGAAGAGTACAGCGCCGACTTAGAGACGCTTTCGATCCTGGCTGAGGCCGTGGTCGATGGTGCCATCGTCGGAACTGAAGTCCGCTACGGCATCCGCCCCGCGAGCAACCTGACCGCTGACGACGCGAACAAGTCCGAGAACGGCGACTTCCTGCCTGCATCCCCGGATGACATCGGCACGATCCTGGCCGACAACTCGAAGGCGATCACTGTCGCCGACTCCGTGATGCAGCGCTACGAGCGTCGCATCGGGACTGCATTCTTGATGAACAGTGCTGTGACCCGTGACGCCGAGCGCGTCACTGCCGAAGAGATTCGGATCACTGCGCAGGAACTGGAAACCGCTTACGGCGGCGTCTACTCCGCCCTCGCACCGCAACTCCAAAAGCCAGTGGCTGAATGGGGTCTTGCTCGCGCGGGCACGGACATCAAGGGTGCTGACGTGAAGGTGATGGTCATCACCGGACTCGAAGCCCTTTCGCGCAACGGCGAATTGGACAACCTTCGCTTGGCACTCGGCGACCTCGCCATGCTGACGACCGTCCCGCCCGAATTGCAAGCACGTCTGAAGTGGAACAACCTCGTGACATACGTCGGAGCAGGTCGCGGTACGCCGCTGGCCGACTTCGTGATGAACGACGAAGAGTTCCAAGCGAAGATGGCACATCAGCAGACGCAACGTGTGAACGAAGCATCTGCTACCGCAGCAGGCGAAACCCAAGCTGCACCCCCGCAACCAACGCCGCAAGGCTGAGGAATTGAATGACGACTGATACTGGCGTACCCACGCCGACCCCTTCTCCCGCCCCGGCCTCCACTCCCGCTCCCGCTCCCGCCTCTCCCGTCGCTGACGTGAAGCCGGTGAACGCTGAGCCGGGTGCGACTCCGGCTGCCCCGATGAAGCTGGACGACCCCGCCAGTGCAGCACCTGCCTCGCCTCTCCCCGCCCCTGTGGTGGAAGAAGAGGCGACGCCAACCCCGGACGCACCGCCGACGCCGGTTGCCTACGAACCCTCGGGCCATTCCGGTTTGGACATGGCTTTGGCATTCGTGGGAAAGCTCGGTTTTGGACCCGATCACCCCGCCATGGTGGCGGCAGGTCAGGGTGACTTCTCGATGTTGAAGGCGGCTCTCTCTACTTTCGGCGACAAAGCCGTTGGTTGGGAAGCGCACGTTGAACTGGGCGCGACAGGATTTGCCGCGCTCAAGACTGAACGTGACGCACAGGTCGCCAAGGATCGTGAAGGCATCCTGAACGTGGTCGGTGGCGAGGACTCATGGAAGGCCATCCAATCCTGGGCCTCGGCAAACGCCGAGCCGCAGGAGAAAGCCGCAGTGAACGCAGCCCTAGCAGCTGGCGGCATTGGGGCCAAGGCGATGGCACACTACCTCGCAACGCAATACGCCCGTGCAAACGGGACAACCCTCGAACCCGGCGCAGTCGCTCCCGGTGCTGCCAATGCAGCGCTGGCGAACAGCAGTGGACCCCTCAGTCCCGCCGAGTACAAGGCCGCAACGAAACAACTTCAGGGCAAGATTGGCTCTGGTTCGATGGACTCGCATCCCGAGTACATCAAGCTGAACAATCGTCGTCGCGCTTGGCGCGAATGACACCCCGATCCACTACTGAATAGGAGCCAATCATGGCTTTGGACGACACCTTTGCAGTCACCCGCCCGGGTCAGGTCGGTGCGACTGGCGCAATCAACGCCACTCACATCGAAGAGTACACCGGCGAGGTCGAAGGCACCATCGAGCGCAAGTCGGCGATCAACGGCTTCATCAAGCTGCGCACCATCAAGGGCACGTCGGTCATCACCAACTTCGCGGTTGGCGAGTCGACGCTGCAAAAGATCACCCCGGGCGCTGCGCCGGATGGCACGAGCAACAAGTTTGGCAAGAACTCGCTGACCGTCGACACCGTGGTGCTCGCGCGCTCGGTGTTCCCGCTGCTCGAAGTGTTCCAGACGAGCTACGACGCTCGCATGGAAGTCGGGCGTGAGCACGGCCGCAAGATCGCCAAGTTCTACGACCAGTCGTTCTTCATCCAAGCCTGCAAGACCGCCGCTCTGACGGCTGCCAAGCACTCGGGTGTGAACGGTGCCGGTCACTCGGGCGCGTCGCAAATCACCCTCGCGGGTGCCAGCGATCACCTGGACCCGGCCAAGCTGTACGCCGCCATCGCGGAACTGTTCACGGCCATGGAAGTCAAGGACGTGGACCCCCGCACGGATGACGTGATGCTGGTGGTGAAGCCCGCCGAGTTCTACACCCTGTTGCAGAACGAAGCGCTCATCAACACCGAGTACCTGACGTCGGAAGGCGTGTCGGTCAAGGCCATGGTCCTCAAGACCTACGGCGTGCCCGTCATCAACAGCAACAACTACCCGGGTGGCGAAGTCATCAGCGGTCATTTGCTGTCCAATTCGGACAACGGCAATGCCTATGACGGCACGTTCACCAAGGACGTTGCCGTGGCCTTCTCGCCGCGCGCCCTGCTGGCCGGTGCCACGATCCCGCTGCAAAGCGGCGTGTTCTGGGACGATGCCTACAAGCATTGGTATGTCGACGCGTGGCTCAGCTACGGCGTCGGCCCGAACCGTCCCGAGTTCGCTGGCAAGATCAGCAAGCCGTAACGGATAGTGACGTTCATCCAACCCTAGGTCCCCGACATTAGAATCGGGTAATGCAGGTATCCACTCCTGCACGTCACACCCTCAATCGCTCGGTCCTCACAAGGGACCGGGCGTTTGTTCGATAGGAGTTTTCATGCAAACACTCGATGTAGTCAACGCCATGCTCGGCACAATGGGCGAAGCTCCGCTCAATAGCCTGGAAGATGCACACGCGCTGCGCGGTAGTTGCATGAGAGTTCTCAATTCTGTCAACCGCCGCATCCAAGGACGCGGATGGTGGTTCAACCGAGAGTACCTGACGCTCTCCCCGGGCGTGGTCGATAGTTCGATCTACCTCCCAGGTGACACGATCAACGTGCGGGCTGACCGCATGTACCTACGCGCGGAAGACGCCGTAGTGGGCCAACGGGCCTCCCGACTCTACAACATGGATGGTGGAACCTACGTGTTCGACCATGCCCTCGATGTCGAACTCGTCCGGCTCGTGCCGTTCGACAGCCTGCCTGAACTGGCGGCTGCGCACATCGGCGCGCAAGCTGTGCTGGAATTCCAGACGAGCTACGACGGCGACTCGACCAAGACACGGCAACTCGCCCTGGTCGTGCAAGACATCCAACAGAATACCGGCACACGCCTCGACCTGAACGCGGAAGAAACGCGGCAGTCGAAGGCCAACTGGAAGCGCAGCAACTACAAGTTGCAGTACCTGAAGTCAATCGTTCGCGGGGCACGTTCCAACGTTCGCACTCGCTGGTAGGAGGCCACATGAAGGTATCCGGTTCCTGGGAATCTCTCGTTCGAGGCGTCTCACAGCAGGTCCCCGAGAAGCGGAAATCTGGACAGCATGGTGAGCAAGTCAACATGCTCCCCGATCCTGTCGAGGGTTTGTCTCGCCGACACGGCTCGGTCTACCGCGCTCAAGTTGACCTCGCGCTTGCCAACACGTACCTGACGGAACACATCGCCGACACGGCAACGTGGAAGACGTTCGAGTACACGAACGGCGGCAAGGACTACGTGCTCTGCATGCGTCGCGCTGCAAGGCCGACGAACAGCGCGCTCAAGGCGGTCATCTGCTACAACAAGACGGACAACGTGTTCGTCCCGTACTCACGGTCAGTCACCGACGCAATCCTCGACACGTTCGAGTCGGGCGGGTGCAGTGCCGTCACGGCCATTGGCCGGTGGGTCTTCATGGCTGGCGACACCATGGTCCCGACTTCTACGAGCACGGCTCGGTGGGATGCCACGGCCAACAACAAGGACGCAGTGATCTGGATTCGTGGTGGTGCCTACGGGCGCACGTTCAAGGTGACTGCGGTCACCGACACCCCGACCACGTACAACTTCGAGTACACCACACCCACCAGCAGCTACCCGGAAGTGCTCGACACGAGCAGCGTTCCGGTGTACGCGAAGGACCCGGCAGGCGGCACCACGACGGAAGTCGAAGGGGCCTACGTCTCCGTGGCGAACGGCTACACCCACACCCTGAACTGGGGTGACTGGTCGCCGACCGCTCTGACGGTCGCCGCCAACGGTGTAGCTCTGACCAACACGACGCCAACCCCACCAGCTAACGCCACCGAGTTCTCGTGGGCGGCAGCCGCTAAGACGATTCTGTTCCACAGCAGCAATGCCGGGGTCACGAATCTGACGGTGTCCTATACGCACAACAAGACGGTTGCGAATCCGAACTACGCGAACATCGTTGGCGAAATGACCAACGAGTACAACAGCGCTGTGACGAACTGGATCGGCACCGCAGCAGAAGCCATCCAACCGCAGAACATCGCCGAGCAACTTCGGCTGGCGGCAGTGACGGCGGGCCTAACTAGCGGCACTCGTTACGGATCGACGGTACATTGGAACAACGTCAAGTCGCTTGTCGTCTCTGACGGTGGCGATGGCACGCTGCTCCGTGGGGTGGCGAACGAAGTCACCGGCGTCGAGAAGTTGAGTGATCTGCACAAGGTCGGCAAGATCGTGCGCATCCGCGCCAAGGATTCTGCCGAGACGTTCTACATGAAGGCGCAGGCGAAAGAGGCGACGATCACCAGTGGTATCACCGAAGTCCGGTGGATCGAAGGCGCAGGGGTCGAACACGACATTACCAGCGCAGTGATCTACGGCACCATCGACGATGGTTCGTTCTGCGTGGCGAGTACGTCCGCGCTGATGAACACCTTGACTGGACTGAGCGACACTCCTGACTTCGTGGTCAGCGATGCAGGCGACAGCGACAGCAATCCGCTGCCGTACTTCGTCGGCAAGAAGATCACGTACCTGGGTGTCTACCAGGATCGACTGCTCATCGGTGCCGGTGCGGTTCTCCGTGCCAGCAAGACCGCTGACTATCTGAACCTGTTCCCGTCAAGCATCCTCACGGTGCCCGCGGACGACGCCTACGAAGTCCTCTCGCAAGGGGCAGACGACGACACCCTGCGGCACAGCGTTCTGTACGACCGCGACCTCGTGGTCTTCGGCGACAAGCGGCAGTACGTCCTGAATGGGCGCTTGCCCATGACACCGACGAACGCCAGCATGCCTGTCATGTCGAGCCACGCCAATACCACCGACGCCCCGCCAATCGCGGTGGGCGGTCTGATCTTCTACGGTCAGAGTGGCGTGCGCGCTTCGAGCCTGCACCAGATTCAGCCTGGACAAGCATCGGAGTCTCCCGAGTCGTTCATCAACTCAAGCCAGATCGCCACATACCTGCAAGGGTCAGTGGTCGAGATCAGCAAACACGACAAGCCGACGCACATCTTCATGCGCACGACGGGCCTCCGCAATGGGGTCTACATCTTCTCGTACCTCGACAAGCAAGGCGAGGGCCGCGTGCAGGATGCGTGGCACCGCTTCGAGTACGCTGAAGAACTTGGTTCGCTGATCGGCATGAGCCAGGACGTGAACGGCCTGATCCTGTATTGGTTGCGCACTGGCCTCAAGGCCAATGGCACCTTCACGACATGGATTGTGGCGGACAGGCAACCCCTGACCGCGGGCCTCAGTACGGTGCCGTACCTCGACTCGATTCGCACAGAAGCGGTTGTCGAGGGTGGGGACGCATCGCGCTCGGTGCACTCCAACACGGTTGGTGAATGGTACGCCGCCTTCGATGACACGACGGAATACTTTCTGCTCGGTGATTCGCTGGCGAACTACATCGCACTGCAAGCGGAGTTCCCGCTGGCTACCGGCCTGTGGATCGGTGCATGGTACGACAGCACGGTCGCGTTGACGAACCCAAGGTTCCTCGACAAGAACGAGCAGTCGGTCAACATCGGAAGACTCACCGTTGGTTCAGTCACGTTGTCGCTCAACGACAGCACCGGCTGCATCACCGACGTGACGGACGATAACGGCACAGTCACGACTGAGTACAACGGCCGAGTGGTTGGTGATGTGAACAACATCATAGGGCGTGAGCCCATCACGGACCTGAGTCAGAGCGTGCCAATCGCACGCGAACGCCGGAAGTTCACTTTGACCATCAAAGCACGCAAGTGGTTCCCGTTGACTATCACCGCCATCGAGTGGGTTGGTCAGTTCTTCAACCGTTCACAACGAGTCTAGGAGGCAGTCATGTGGTGGATACTCGCAGCGAAAGCTGCCGCCGGGATTCTGCAAGGACAGGCACAGAACTCGATCACGAAGATCAACAACGAGTTGGCAGATGTAAAGGCCACAGCCGAAAACAAGACGCGCTTGGTAGGCGCGCGGAAGGTTGCCGCTGAGGGTTCATTGGCCCGCTTCACGCAGGCCATGAACAATCAGCGCATCATGGAGTCTGGTGGTTCTGCCCTCGGGGCAGCCGTGGTCAACTACGGTCGACACAAGGACGACGCCACACGGCTGTCCGTCAGTGACCAACTGCAACAGGCGGAACAAGCCGGAGCCATGGCTGCTGCGCAAGCGGCATCAGGCACTGCTGGCACCGCCGGTGACATGGTTGCCGGGGCCACGGCCATCCGCAACTCCATGGTCGCCCAGTCCATCGCTGACAAAGAAGGGATGGCCGACTACGACCAGTCACACCGTGCTGAGTCGATCATGCGTCAGATGGTCAGCGGACTTGACAGTTCGACGATCTACGATGCCCTCGACTACAGCGAGAGCGTGGCGAGACACACAGCGAAGACAACCCTGCTCGGCTCAGCCCTGGAAGGTCTGGGCTTCAGCGGTGCCAAGGCTGCCGTAGGTGGTGCGTCCGATCTCGCCAAGACCGGCTATGACTGGTTCCGCAGGCAAGGTCCCTCCATGTCCACGTTCAAGATGGACACCAGCAACTACACCAACGACGGCTACCTCGGCGGCATCTAGGAGATCACATGGCGAGAAATCCGCAAGAGAACGTCCAGGGTGCACCCACTGAGGGCCTGGGGCAGACGGTCACGTTTGCACCGAAGCTAGGTGGCAACTCCCCTGAAGCAATCGGTGTCAACTTCGGCCAGAGCAAGCAAGGTGCAACTCGGGCCATCGGCCCTGGCACCGATATGTTCCAACCGATGGCGATCCCGCAGTTGCCGAAGGACCCGACGATCACTCTGCTCGCTGGACTCGCCGATGAAGCCCTCAAGGCCGACATCGAGAAGACCAAGATCGAGAAGTTCGTTGGCGGGATGACTCGGGCAATGCAGGGCGCGTCGGTCGCCGACATCGCCAGAGAGCAACCCTGGTACGCCGACCTGTTTGGACCCGCAGATGCAGTCGAAGGCGCACGCGCTTACTCGGCATCAGCCAAGGCTTCCAGCATTGCGTCGAACATGGTCGACAGCATGGACAAGCTGCGCGAAATGGGGCCGACCGAGGCGCAGAACTACTTCGCCAAGACCGTCACCGACAACCTCACTGGCGACAAGGCCACGGACGGCGCGATCTTGCAATCCATGACCCGCACGCTTCCGAGCGTGATGAAGCTGCAAGCGAAGCACCACTACGAGTACCAGCAAGAGCGGGCAGTCGCCGCCGATGCTGGACAGTTCGAGGCCGGTGCCGCACGTCTGCAAGCGAACGGCAAGGAACTGGCATCCGACTTTATCGGACCAGTCGACCACGCTGCCGCCCAGGACCAGTTCTTCTACGAGCAGGTCCCGCCGCCGGGAGTCTCACAAGACAACTGGCGCAAGGGCAAGGAACAGCAGATACTGCTGGCGCTGCAACGCGGTCAACTGCACGCGATCAACGCCATCACTCGCCCTGGTCGGAACATCCTCGATGCTCTGGAACCGGACCAACGGGTTCGCATCGAAGTCGCGCGTCGCGCTTCGGAGCAACGCCTGCAACTGAACTACAGCATGGCCTGGAATGACGACTACGCTCGCATCTTGATGATGTCGACGGACGTTCCCACGGGCAAGACTGCTGCCGACATTGGAGTTGCTGTTGATGTCCTCAATAAGCGTTTCAACAACGAGACTGGCGCGTCTGTTGGACTCATCCAGCCCAACGAACGAGCAGCCCTCATGCAGAAGGGTTACGCCGGGATCGTCGCAGAGCGGAAGGCTGAGTTGCATCGCAACGAGGCAGCAGCCAAGGTTGCTAGCACCGCCGCTGAGAAGGCCGCAGTAGAAGCGTCCAAGGAACTCTCGCTGACCAAGTCGATCATCGACGGGA